ATCGGGCTAGCTCAAAGGCGCGTTCCAAGGACGTGGTGTGTGGCTTCATACCGCTAAGCATATAGATGTTCGCGGTCGCTCGCGACAACGGCTTTCGCCGCGTCAAATTTCAAACTGAGACACTACCGGGAAAACCGATCACTTGGAGGAGGCTGAAAAGCAACTTACCGGCCTCGGGTTCATCGGCACACTCACAGGCTTCATCATGGCCCTAATTCCCTTGGCAGATGGCTCGATGGGCACGCCAGAGGCAGCGGCGCATATCTTCAGCGGCCTGCTGTCTGGCATTGGCGTCGCCTTCTGCGCATCGCTGGTTGGTGTCATCTGCGCCCAATGGCTGGGCCTGCTTCGCTGGCTGATCGGGGAATAGCCCCATGTGGCGGCTCTTCAACAGCATGCGTGACATGTATTCGAATGTCACGCTCATCCTCGCCGTCATCGTTGTGATCGTGCTGACGCAAGTCAATCCCAAGGTGAAGCCATCCGAGGAGAGCGCCAAGCCTCCTGGCGACCTCATGGTCTGCATATCGTGGGCCGGCAACAATGATGTTGACCTATGGGGCACGGCGCCGGGCCAAAAAGTCGCGACCGGCTACGCGAACAAGAACGGCGAGGTTCTGGACCTTGTGCGCGATGACCTCGGCAAGGATGCGCTCTCGCGCCCGCGCTTGGAGTGCCAGTTCGCCCGGGGTCTTCCTGATGGCCGCTGGGTGTTCAATCTGCACGGCTTCTCGATCAATGATCCCGAGGTCAAGGTGCATGCCGAAATCAGGCTTGGCGATGAGTTGGGCTATCACCTTCTCCTCGAACGCGATCTGACGATCAAGCACAAGCAGGAAAGAACGATCGCGCAATTCCAGTTGCGTGACGGGAAGGTTGTCCCAGGTTCGGTGAACGAAGTTTTCGTTCCACTGCGGAGCGCCGGGGCATGATCTGGGCTGCGGTCGCATTCCTGGCATTCTTCACTGCCTGCGTGATCTTCAGCGCAGTGGGTCTCTGGCTCATGGGTGATGAATGACCCTCTTGGCCTCGACTTGGCTTCTCCTCGCCGTGGTAATGTGCGGCTTTGCCTGGATGGCGGGGAAGCGTCTGGCGGCCATATCCCTTCCTCTAGCCGTCGCTCTCGCCGCGCTGGCGATCTACATCCCGCTCGGAATGCCCATCCCCCACTCCCCAAAGCCGGGGCACTATACGGTGCTTGGCGCCAAGATCATCGTTAATGTCGGCATATGGGTTCTGCTTGACGATGGCGCTGGCGAACCCCGCTATTACCGATTGCCCTACAGCGCTTCACAAGCGAACGAGCTGCAAGGCGCGCAAGATACAGGCCAAGGCCAACCCGGCTCCGTCAAAATGGAAGTCGGCCAGGATGGCGGTGAGCAGTTCGACGGGCCGCCACCTGTGACTGGAGAACCTCCGAAGGTTCCCGAGCAGCCGGCCGTTTCTATTCCCTAAACCCTTCCCGTCAACAGCCTTATGGGATCATCATGAATGTGGACGGTGTTACGACAACGCCGCCGGAAGGCTTGCTCCGGCTACGCGTCCTTCTCCCCGAATTCACGAGGCCAGATGGAAGCCTGAACGTCAGAGGCATTGCTAGAGCGCTTGGCATCTCCCGATGCACCGTCCCGCGCTGGAAAGCCAAGATCGACGAGGAAGACAGGCAGGCGGCTCAAATCGCCTACACCCCAGACATCCCGGATATGGATAGCATCGAGGAACCCAAGCCTCGGGTCCGCGTCCGGGCCTATAATCCCAATGTGACGCGCGACTTGCCAGTTCGGCGCGTCATCGGGATCGGCGATACTCACGTTGCGCCAGGGATGGATCTGACGCATTTCACATGGATCGGACGCCACGTTGCGGCAAGGAAGCCCGACAACGTGGTCCATTTCGGTGACTTCAACGACTTCGAGAGCTGCGAATTTCATAGCATGCCAGGGTCCGGGGCCCAGAAGCGACGCCCTACATTCAGCGAGGACATCGAGGCCGGATATGATGCCCTCGAACTGTATCACAAAGAGGTCGGCGTCGGGGAAATCCCCCACGACGAAATAGACGGGAATCATGAGTTCCGCGTCGAACGCTACGAGGAGATGGCACCAAATCTTGCTGGGTCTCTAGTCGTCCAGCGAGAGCAGATGTTCGCTCGTTACCGTTGGCGGACAACCCCCTATCGCCATTGGCTATTCCTGGAAGGCGTCGGGATGACGCACGTTCCACACACCATAATGAATAAGCCTATTGGCGGCCGGTATCCGGAAAACACGATCGGCAATCAAGCAACCCACAGTATATGCTTCGCGCACACGCACCGCTTCAACCATGTGACCGTCCCCAAGATCGGCATCAATAATTCAATTACCGTGACCAATGTGGGATCGGCGATGCCGTGGGGATACGTTGCCAAGTATGCCGAAGGCGCCACAACCGGCCTGACATACGGGATTGTCGAGATGACATTCCGTGGAGGCCGGGTTGAGGAATGCGCGCTCATCTCCATGCTCGAACTGGAACGCCGCTACAAATGACCAGAAAAGCCTACATCGCCGTCGATATGCGCGGCGATCAGCCAAGGTACGAGCTGATTACCCGCGTCGATTATATCGATGCAGAGGGCAACGCGCATTGCGAGTTGAGCCCCATCGAAAACCTAGAACTTGGCCTTAACGCATCGAGTGCGGCAAGATGGGCGATACCAGCTCGGAAGAAGTGACCTTCGACCAGATCGACGCGCTCGCCCGCGCCCTGTTTCATAAAGCCGACGCCACGACCCTGTGGTGTGCCCTCGATCATCCGACACAACTGTACTGGAGGAAGATGGCTGCTCGGAAGCTTCAGGAAGCCATACGCAAATCCGCATAGACTTCGGTTATACGCTCTCGCGTATCTGGGTCACCACCATCCCATCCACTGCCCGAACCCCACTGCGCATCCTGCTATAAGGGCGAGGGGGAGCATGGCGATTACGAGGCGGGCGTTAGGTCTTAGGCGCATCGGGGTTGTCCTGGCGGATTATGCGCTCAATCGTCCTGGCTGCCAGCGAGAAGCCAGAATCGCCGCCATCATCGAAGCCGGCCGCGATCAGCCTGCACCGCTCACGTTCTGCCTTGAGCGCTTTGGCGATGGCGTCTGCGATGACGGGATTATGCATGGACAATGAAGCCATTACCTTGTCAGCCTTGACACGGATATCCTCAGGTATCTCACTCGTCATGGTCTATATCCTCTCTTGATGGGGACCGGACGAATAACCTTTCGCTACATAGTCCTTGAAGCGAGGACGGTATTCGACTTCACGCCATTTGCCCGCGTGGCGACCGTTGGTGCAATCGATCATGCGCTTTTTAACCCAGCGCTCGCCGCATTCACGGCAGGCAGTTGGCTGCCTCTCGTAGACATCGGCGGCATCGGTGTGCCCGTTTCCGCATCGGAATTCGTTGTAGCCTTCGAAGCTCATCTCATTCTCCCAGCATGGTATCTGTAGACGCTAAAGGCGAGGGGGTGTCTGCGCTTCGAGAAATTCCCAAGCAAGCTTGTTCCATTCGGCGTCAGCATAGGCGTGGTGTTCGAGGGCGCATTGCTCAGGAAGACGAGGATTGCCAAGGTCCATTGCCTTCTGCTTGATGTCCCGGCAGAACATCGGCCAGCCTTTCGGCAGGTCTATCATTCGTCCGTAAAGCTGGCAGAGCGCCACCCAGTCGTAATCGGCATAGTATGCCCAGAACTCAGGCGCCTCGCCCGCGAACTCCACGATCTGCTTCGCGATCTCCGCGCGCGGCGTAGTCTTGCCGGTTAGGTGGGCGATGACGTTCGTCTTCACCCACTCATCGGCTCGGCTGTGATCTGTCTCCGCAACCTCCGCATAGTAGCCCTTGCCGTCCTCTCGAATCATGCCGATGGACAGCATCTCGATGGTCTTCCCATCTTCGATAAATTCCGTGTCAAACCAGATGCGCAAGGCTGGGTTCTCCGTTTACAGTTGGGGCAAATTCCCAAGTCTGTTGACGGGTCCGGTTTACAGTTTCAAAGACCGCATACCCGCAGAATTCCGGGCTTTGCTTCGGGCCTTCTAAGCCGATGGTCGCAGGTTCGAATCCTGCCGGGATCGCCAACAAATTCAAGTAGTTAGATACCATATTTGCCGCTTGAAGACCAGCAATTTTGGCCGTTTTACATTCCGTTTTACAGATTTCGTTCCTCATGGGTTCCGTTCCATGCGGAGAATGACGGCATCGCTCATGTCCTGATCGTCGGCCAGGTAGTGCTTTTCCAGCACCGTTTTGACCTCGCTTGTCGAATGCCCGGATATCTTGGCGATGTTCTCGACGCTAGATCCTTCCCGCGCCCGTTCGGTGATGAACGTCCCGCGCAGATCGTGGAATGTCACGTCCCCGATCTTCAGGCGAGCGCACTCCTTCCCCCACGATGTTTTGAAGCCGTCCTTCGTCCATGGCCGGCCGCGCGAATTGAGCAGGATGCGCAGCTTGTCCTTCGGCAGTGGGTCGAGCATTGCCTTTAGCTTCGAGTGGACGCGGACCTTTAGCCGTTTGTCGGTCTTCGACTGACGGAACTGGAGGTAGATCCCGTCGTAGTCCTTCCACGAAAGCGAAAGCATGTCACCCTGCCGCTGTCCGGTGTGCAGGGCCATTTCGAATGCGAGCAGAAGATGGGCCGGAGCGCCAGCACGGAAAGCCTTGATCTGCGCCTGTGACCACACGCTATCGCGCCTGGAGCCGGTGTACAGCCTTTCAATTCCGGTGCATGGGTTCTTCTCAATGCGCTCGTCGGCTATCGCGTAGGAAAACACCTTGGACAGAGAGAACAGCAGCTTGTCGGCCTTGCGGGGGTTAGCGGCGAAGCTCCTGTGCCATTTCCTTATCTCGGCCTTCATACCCTTCTGCTGGGTCAGCTTCGCCGGCAGGCTCGGCCACTTGTCCTTGATGAGCCGGAAGGCATAGAGATGGTCGGTCTGCGTCGTCTCGGCCAGCGCGAGGAAATCGGGATTGCGCTTATCCTCCGGGCCGGTGAAGCGATCGATCAGGCTGGCGAGCGTCTCGACAACCTGTGGCGTTGCAGCGGCCTTGTGCTTCGCATATTCCAATGCGAAGGCTTCCGTCCTCGGCGCCGACATCATGCGCGGGCCACCACGCCAAGCGTAATAGTAGACGCCAGTCGTGCCATCCGCCAGTTTGCGCTTGACCTTGTGGATGCCCTTAATTTTCACGAGCACCGCTCCTGTCCCTCCACGCTAGATATTCATCCAGCGTGTCAAAGGCTTCGGGGTTCGGCGCGGCGTCAATTGGCTTGATTCCCTGTGGAAGAATTGCGCGTTCTTCGGGGACAAGCATTACCCAGGTGTTGCCAATCTGAACGAATGGTGCATAGCCGGCCGCCTTCGCGCCTTTGCATAGGGCGGTGATCTGTTTTTGCTTCAGATCGATCGGCTTGCTCATTCCTGCCCCTCCCGCTCGGAGACGGCGGCAGGCAGCTCGATTTCGATGGCGTCGCCGCCATATCTCGGGAAGACATCGCCACCCATCGCCTGCCAGCCTGTAGCGACGCGAGTCCAATATCCGCCGATGGACGAATAGGCTTTGGTTCCGATGGGGTAGTCTCCAACGCGCAATCGCGTGTCCGCCACATCCTCTGCCGGTACCGCCTGTGTCGGCTCCGCTCCTGATGGAACTACGGATGCGAGGGCGGAGAGGATGCGCTGTTCGAAGTCGGCTTGTGCGGCGGCCTTGGCGGCTTGGAACGATGCGCATTCAGTCCGCTCCGGGTCTTTGCCATAGATTGACTTCTTCAGGATGGCCGACCCGTCAATGCGCGTCGAGATAATGTACGTTCCCGCCAGCCAATCAGCTATGTGAAGCGTTCTCTCGGATTCCCACTCCAGCGGCTTCACCACCGCCTTCCCCGCTTCCGGTGCGGAACGGGCGGCGTAGAGGGGTATGACGCGGTGTTGTGCGCGGGCTTCTTCGTTGGCCCAAAACTCAGGCTTGCGAGGGTCATACTTCTCGATCAGCATGACACTCCGTTTGGTGCCATCGAGCCTTTCGGTGATGAACGCAGCCGGCTCCAGATCGGGGATGGTCATGGCGATGGCTCCTGTGCTGTTCGGAAGAGCAGTTTCGGCGGCAGCGGGGTTTTGGTCTGCTGGCGCGGCTGTTTGTCGGCCTTCGGAAAGGGCGCCGAACGGATCTTGCCGGCAGGCTTCGTGAGGCCGAGATGCTTGGCCATGTTCTGGTTTGTCTTCGCCCTGATCGCGGCCTCGACCTTCGTCTTGCGCTTGTGGGCCTCGCCTAGAACTGCATGGAGATTGGTTTCACGGTTGGCGCCACCAAGCCATAGCGGGGTGATGTGATCGAACTCGATCTTGTCGCCGGGGACGAAGACATGGCCGGTCAACGCGCACTTTCCTTCCTGGCGGGCAAGGATGCGAAGTTGGCACGACTTCGGCGGCCGTGCATCGTCGCTTTTGGCGATCCACTCCTTTACCGTTCGAGCCATCACATCTTCTCCAATTCTGCTTCTAACTCCTCTGCCAGTTCGCCTTGGAGACGGAGGGATTCTAGGAATTGCACTTGGTCATAGAGGCGATTGTGGAGAGCGGTGAATGCAGGCGACCGCGAAGGTGAGCGGCGCACATGAGCTGCAACCTGGACTTGGCGTTCGCGGGTCATGCAGCTCTCCTGCTTTCGGGATCAGTCCACATGACGCCGTGGCGCGTTCCGTATTCGTCAATGACCGTGATCAGGTCGGCCATCTGGCGGACTGAGAGGCGAGACGATCGGAAGCCAAGCGGGAATGGTCCTGAATTATCTAGCCCTTCACAGAATTGCACCTGATGGCCGAGAACGTGCATGAAAGCCGCCTTCCATGTCTCTGGCGTCCAGTGGCGTCCTTCGGGCTTGGCGCGGCTGATGTCGGACAACATCGCCCACATCTTTGCGTTCTGTTCGCCGCTGCGGCTTTCTTCCCGAATGGTGACGATCGCATTCGAAGGCGCGCGGTCGATAAGCTGCTTGGCTACAGCGCGCTGAGAATTGCCGCTGAGGATCACGGTCTGGGCCACGCTCAACCTCCCATCACGCTTTGGACGAATTGGTTTTTGAGGATTTCTGACCGGCGGTCGTAGTTGCGGATCGTCTCGACCATCGCCTCAAGCTCATCGTTGAAGCGGTCGATCTCGCCGGCCATGTTCTTGATGTAGATGTCGTCTCGGAACACGCGCACCGTGAGCAGCGGCAATCCCGGCCAGTAACTCACAAAATCCCACCAGTCGCGCTCTGCAAGCCATATGTTGCCCTGGACCTGAGCCTTATGTTCCGTCGGCAAGGTCCCGCTAAGCAGTCGCTCGATCTGAATATCTGGGAGGGCGGTCTTAATCTCTAGACCGCCCTCCTTGCCGACTAGGCTGTCTGGGCTGGCACCTTTCTTGCCGTTGCGAATGAAGCCTACGCGGCGAATATCTGCATCATGGATAAAGGCGTACGTCTCGCGCGCCTCGTCTTCCATTTCCTTGCCTCGGTCCATGTGGCCGTTGCTGAAAGATTCCATCGGGGCGCCAGTCAAAATCTCTCCGGCTAGCTGGCGCATATATTTCGAGCGGGTTTTCCCCTCACCCTTGGCCATGACAGTGGCAAACTTGGATGCAGTCGGAATTCCTGCCCTGCAAGAGAACCAGTCTTCTGAGCCTTGCTCGCAGTCGAAGATCTCGATCATGCCGGCACCCTTTTTGAAAGATGGTGCTTGGCGTTAGCCTTGACGGCCGGGTCCATATCGACCGACTTGAAGACGATCCATTCCAGGTAGTCAGTCGGAACGTCGTCCCATTTCTTGCCCTTGTGTTTGGTCAGCGGGCAGCGAGGCAGAAGAGCGTGGCCATTTGACCAGCGTGCCATGTCCTCGAACGAACAGCGGTTTTCCTGAACGATCCGCTCCATCAGAAGTGCGCAGAGATAGGCGTCCGGCGCGGCCCTATGCGGCGGCTCAGCGAGCGCCCCTTGCGTTTGGAGTCCGAGATGATAGCGGAGGAACTGCAGCGAGTGCGACGGCGCGTCTGGCCAGAGGCGAAGCGCTACCTTCCATGTGCAGATCAGCGGGCCAGGGAAACTGAAAAACTTGTCTTCATAGTCAGCATTGTGCGCGGCGAAATAGTCCGCATTGCCGATAAACGATATGTCGCCAGTCGCGCTCTCGACCATAGCGTCGGTGATATGGTGAACGGCCATGGCCTCGTGCGGGATGAGTCGGCCAGGATTGCAAAGGATGCTTCTAGGCCGCTCGACAAACATTTTGCGATCGATGTCGTCAATGCCGAGATCGCACACGCCGATCTCGACAATCGCGTGCGGGTCTTCCGCAGTGGGAATTCCTGTTGTCTCGAAGTCTATGCAACGGATGATCATTTGCGCGCCTTCCGAGCCTGTAGGGCATGAACCGCCTTGTCGAAGTGGCGGGCCGGCAAGTCGGAAACGGCGTCAACCTTCGCCCACTCACAGAACTTATCGACCGGCATGTCGCCTTCGTGGATCAGGGCCAGGAGCACATCACGCTGCTCGACCGTAACAGTCGGCTCTCGGTCTTCCGGCATATTGCCGTCCGTGTCATCTTCGCCCACAGCCACGTTGAAGATGCCCTTGAGCAAATAGCGCTGGCCGTAGGACGAAGCGGCGCCGGTCGCGTGGGTCTTGGTCATCACGTCACCGCCCTTGGCGCCCTTGCCGTCTGCCGGCATGTCCTTGCGATACGTGCGGGTGAAGCCGTCCTCGTGCGCGACATAGGCGAGACAGCGGATATGATCCTGCTTCGGGGAGTCTGCCTCGTCGAAGCTCACTGAAAAGCCGTGTTTGGTGTAGATCGGCCGCAGGACGCTATCGAGCTTTGCGTAGGTGGCGTATTTGCTTTTGGTCTGGGAGTTGTCGGCGTCGGCTGCGATGGCGCGCATTTCAGCCTGACAGGCTTTCATGGCCTCATTGAAGGCGCGCTCCGCCTGCCGGCTCATTTCGCGTTCGCGCATCGCCATGAGGCGTTCCATCTTGTCCAGATCGACATTCGGGTCACGGGCGGCGCGCTCGATTATCTGGAAGATTGCGGCCGACTCCGACATTGGAAGGGAAGGCGCAGGGATTGGGTCTGCAACCGCATTCTCGATGTGCTCGACCAGTGCTTGAGATACCTGTGTCATGCGGCTCTCCGTTCGTTCTCGATTTCATCGGCGGCAGCAGAGAACCGCGCCGCTTCGTTGATCTGGCGTTTCGCCTCGTCAGTCTGGCCGGCGTCGAGGCAGATCATTGCCCAGCGGCGAGCGCGTAGCATCATGGCGCGGTACTCACCGGCTGATAGGCATCCCCATACAGCACGCTGCGAACGGGATAGTTCGATGTTCAGGGTCTCGTCCAAAAGATCGCGTGGCATGTCACTGTTCCCAAGCATCGCTCGACCGCGCGAACGGAATGCCCGCCGCCGTCATCGCCGCTTCCGTTTCAGAAATTGTCCGAAGGTTCCCGAGATAGGCCGATAGCTGCCAGGGAAGGCGCCTCTCGCAGATCTCGACATAGGCGGGGCTGTGGACCGGCCAGTGGCCGCCCGGCAGGCGATCATTCTTCTCTGCGATGACCTTCATGTATGCCCGTACATGGATGATGTCGCTGGCGATGTCCTGCGAGGCAATTCGCCAAGCTGAGGACAACCGATCAGCTTCATCGACCGACACCATCGCGCGAATTGCATTGCGCATCTGCGGGAACGTCAGGATGGTCGCGCTCTCGCTTATGGGGCGGTGATGGGTCATGGAGTTTCCTCCGGCAGAAGGCTCTTGAGGAAGGCGACTTCATCGCGGGCGGCGGCGTGGGCTGTATCGCGGCATTTGTCGACGTGTGGGTGCGCTCCCCAGTCATACCGAGCTGCGGCAGCTGACCTATAAGGCGTGCCGCGACAAAACTGCTGTCCAGTCCTTTCGTAAACGGGACAATTGAGACAACTACCGGGGAAGATAAACAAGCCGCACAGCGGGCAATCTATGTCCTGGGTCCTGTACTCAGCCGGCGTCTTAGCCTCAGCATTCCGCTCCCATTTCGCGATGGAAGCTTTCAGTGCTTCAAGTGTTTTCGCGTCCATGACTGTTCTCTCTGGTGAAGCCGCCGACTGTGCGGGACTGCGAGTGGTGTCAGTCGATCCCCACGACGGCCTTGACCATCGCGATTGTTTCATCATGCAGACCGGCCCAGCGGCGCATCATCTGTGCCTTGGCAAGCCTTGCGTCGTGGGCGTCGGCGCAGTAGTCTTTGAAGTCCTGAATTGCCTCGGCTTCCGTGCGGCCCCAGCCGTAGTTTCCAGCCTCTTCCTCGCCGTCGTAATGCGCGCACCAGTCCCAATTCCGCGCCGGGATTGGCGGGTTCACAAAGCTTGTGACGATCTTGCGTTCCATGCTGTTGCTCCATCTATCGCGGTATCGGGCTTGCGGTTGGGGAGGGGGTCAGTTAGCGAGTACCGATTTTGCAAAACAGATCGCCCTATCCAGCTTGTTGAGGTAGGCGCCGCCCGTGAAACCCCTGGTGTGAACTTGCCGGCGCATCTGTGCGAGCAAATCGCGCCGGTCGCTCTCAAGCCGGATAAGCCATTGCTGGAACGTCAAATCCTCCGGCTTGGTGAAGTCTGATTTGCGCGGTTGCATCGTTCGTCTCCAGAGCGCATCTGCTGCGCTTGTTGTGGGGGATGGGTTAGGCGTGGCGGCGCTGGATCGCGCGGGCTTTCCGTTGCCGCTTGCGCGCCGCTTTCTTCGCCGGGTCGGTGACAGATGGACGCTTGAGGTGACGCCGGATATCGGCGATTTCCTGCTGCGTCGGAATGGACATTGCCATAGCGGCGAGCGCTGCCATCTCGCTTGCTCTGAATATCGGTGGCCATCCGTTCATCATCTTCTCCTCTTGCTGAGACCCAGATCAGGCCGGAGCCGTCTTGCGTGTGTCTCGATGGCCATATGTGTATCAGATGCACATACGAAGTCAACAGTCTTGTGCATCGGATGCACGAAATATTTTGACTGTGCGCGAATCTTGGCCTAGAAGTGGCGTCGCTGGGAATGACGAAACCGGTTCGGCCCAGCCATTTTCAAGAGAGCAAGGAACGGGATTCGATCACGGCTCTGCGGGTTTCTGGCGGCTTCGGCTGGTGGTGCGCCCGGATCGACGGAAGAGACTTCCGAAAAAGGCACTGAGGACGGGCGTAGCTCTGCGGCCCTCTATGGAGTAAGCGGCTGTCGGCTCCGGTCTTCAGACCCCCTCCGTGCCAGGAACCTTGGCTTACAGCCGGGGTTCTTGGTTTATGGAGGTCACGACCATCTCACCAATCTTCAAAGCCAGTTTACCCAGCTATTGCTTAGAACCTAAACGCCCGCGAGCATAACCGACGATCTCAGCTCGCTGCTCTGGCGTGGCCGATTTCAAGATCAAGGTCAGATCCACGACTTCGCCTTCTTTGAGCGGATTGACGTTCAAAATATCCCACGGCTCACAATCGTAGGCTTCGGCGGCGGCCTCAAGCAGCCCTTGGTTATATGGAGACTCTCCGCGCTCGATCCGGCTCAAGTTAGATCGGTCCAGGTTCAAGCGCTCTGCGGCCTGCTCCTGCGTTAGGCGCCGAAAGGCACGCCACTCTTTGAGGAATGTGCGGCGGAGTTTCTGGCGAGGCTTCTTGACCGGAGGCATGTCGGGATTCTGCTAACTCACCGCCAACTGTCTATAACATCACATGCACATCGTGCTTGACATGCACAATCTACATCGTGTATCAGATGCACATGACCCTCGCTGAATTCATGGAACTGGAAAAGCTCACCGACGCAGGCCTGGCCGAAAAGGTGGGGCGCGATCGGTCGAACGTCACCCGCTGGCGCCGAGGCGATACGAAGCCGGATTTCGAGGCTTTGGTTGCCATCGAGAAGATAACTGGCGGCAAGGTCACGGCTCTCGATTTTGCGAGGGCGTCATGAGCGACACAGCCAACTGGATCGGCCACGCTAAGCCCGTAAAAGACACCTATGCGGCTAAGCTGTACTGGAACACCGCGACCCCCGCGAAGGATTTGGCGGCTGAGTTCGCTTGTGCGAACCCGGCGCACGTCAACAAGGTAGCTGGCCCTGCCGTTCTGGACCTTCGTTGCATCGATTGTAATGCTTTCAAGATTGCCACGTCGCGAAGCGATGCTCAAAGCGATCTTGCTCGCCCCAATCGCTATCGGTGCGAACCCTGCGACCGCGCGGAGCGTGATCGCAAGCAGCGTGAGCAGTGGGCAAAATGGAAGCGCGATGGTGAGCGGAAAGAAGAACTCCGCTGGATGCCATACAAGGACTATCTCGGCACCGACGAATGGTCCGAGCGCCGCAAGAAGGTAATCCGGCGAGCTGAGTTCAAGTGCCAGGTTTGCGCGGCTGGCGGGCGCCTTCACGTCCACCATCGCACTTACATTCGTCGTGGAGTTGAACGTATCGAGGACATGATCGCGCTTTGCGCGGACTGTCACGAGATTTTCCACCGTAACGGCAAGCTGTCCGAAGGCGGGAGGGCCGCCTAATGCGCCAGCAGCTTCAGCACATCTTCGCTCGCCTGCCTGATGGAATCCTTCGTCATCTGCATGGCGGAGAATACGGCAACGGTCGGCAGCACAATTCTGGCCACCACCACGTACTCGATCGTGCCGGCGTAGTCGTGAAGGGATTTCTGTCTTGCGTAAAACGTGAAGCGGAAATTGCCGTCTTGCAAGTCCTCGGCCTGGGCAAGGCCGGAGGCGAACACGTCCTGGATGGCGATTGGTTCCGTCAAAAGCTGATGCATCTCCCAAGCCCTTTTTCGAGCCGGGGTTGTTGGCTTTCATTGCCGGCTCGCGCTCAGGCTGCGTCGGTTTACGATACATCGGCAAGTCAACTTTTAGACCTTCTAACACTCGCCTGTGGATATCCTTCACCAGCCGTTAACGAGTGCAACTGGCGCGTGATCACTTCGCGTCCTGCTTTCATGAGGGCTTGCTAATGCTTTGCCCTGCAACGGAAATCCATTCTCGCGCAACAACAAATGATAGCTGGCGGGGGAAGATATGAGCGACATGATCGAGCGCGTTGCCGAGGCAATCGGGAGCATGGACGATTGGGATCGTTGCGATAACGCTCCTGATCATAGGGCCCACCTTCCGGCATGGACGGAATACGAAGACATGGCGCGCGCCGCCATTGAAGCCATGCGCGAGCCGACTGACGCGATGGCCGAATTCGCGGAGGAAAACTTCGATCGCGACAGCGACGACATCAAGGTTTGCTATCGCGCGTTCATCGACGCAGCTCTCTCCCAATCTCCCCACTCCTTGCCCTCGGAGGATCGCTAGATGAGCGAGCCAGACGCAAACGGCTGGATGCTGATCGAGACGGCGCCAAAGGATGGGACATACGTCCTGTGCGGTGCGCCCGGTCATAGCGCAAGCGTGTATTTCTGGAACGGCCACGCTTGGGACGACGGCGACTTCTTCTCTAACGAAATGTGGCCGACGCACTGGATGCCCCTTTCTCTTCCTCCAGGTTCCCCCTCCTTGCCTCTCACCCCAGAGGCATCGACGCCGGCAGGCGAAGGCCACACACCTCCCTCGTCGCCTGCCGGCACTAATTCAGAGGCGCAGCCATGAGCCGTATTCAGCAAATCCGCGAAGAAGCCGCCCAGCAGGAGCGTTACTGGCACGGTCGCAAGGTCGGGGCTATCCGGCTGGCTCTCCTTGAGGCTCAGTCCATGGATATGACCGCTTCGGAGGCTGCCAAGTACCTCGGAATATCTGTAATGGGCGTCTATAACCATTGCGCTCGCTACAAGATCAAGCTCCGGCTTGCGCAAGGTCATTGGTACCCGGAGACCGCCGGAGAGATTGAGGTATTCTCTTCTGCGCGTGAGACGGCCATCCGCAATCGCGGTAAAGCGTCCGCTTCTCAGATAGCCAATGCTTGCGGCATCACTCGAAATTCCGTCATCGGATACTGGAATCGCGCTCGCGCAGCGGGTCTCATCCAATGACATCCTTTTCACCAAAACCCAGGAGCGTGTTCAGCGCGGTCTGTAGGTCCGACGGTATCGTCCTGGGCAGGACGCGAGCAACCGTTGGAAGTCGATTCTCTCTCAACGCAAGTCTCGCGTCCGCCTATTCCAATCCCGCTGCATTCATCCTCCCTGGCGGCGGGCCGCTGCGGAGGAGCGTCGAGCTTACCCGAACCCTTATGGCTCCGCTCCTCCGCATTTTTTCCCGGGGACCACGGGAAATCTTGAATCTGTTCGGAGCCTTGAAGGCGCTCCGAAGCCTTTCGTCTAACGCGTTCGTCCAGCACCCTGAGAAGTCGGGACGCAGCGTCGCTCAAACTTTCCGTATCTCGCCAGTTCCGGTCCTTTCGTTGGTCGCTGTTCATGCAGTGAACCTAACCGAGGATCGAAAGCATGAAGTGCCCAAAAAATGTGGATTCTGAACCCATGAGTGCCGCAGTCGCAACTGAGTACGTGCGCAAGATGGTCGCCCTAGAGGACGCCAACGCTGAGCGCGCGATGGAAAAGCTCCAGGCCAAGTACGGCTTGAGTTATTGGACGCTCGACCACTTTCGTCGTCGGCAGGCCAAGACATGCGAGGTGGCATTGTTCGCCCGCATCAAGGCCGCGTTCATCGATCATTGCGGCAAACAGGCCGCCAGACTGATACAAGAGGCAGAGACAGCCCAGGCGGTGAACTACGATGACGATGTGGCAGCTATTCAAGATGAAATTTGCGCTCTGGCGGCTCGCTTGGCGGCTGCGAAGGGCAAAGCGAAGAGGGCGGCGTGATGATGGGAGCGCTGACCGCTGAACGCCTTCGAGCCGTTTTAGATTACGACGCGAACACTGGAATTTTTACCTGGGCGTTCAGGCCGCTTAGCGACTTCGCTAACACACAGGCATACGGCTCATTTGTCGCGCGCTGCCTCGGGAAAGAGGCAGGCTCGCCCACGATGAATGGCTATAGAAGGATTACCGTAGACAGAACGCCATATCTTGCGCATCGGCTCGCATGGCTTCACTTCCATGGATCATGGCCATCGCAACATATTGACCACATCAACGGAGACGGATGCGACAATCGTATCGTGAATCTCCGCGATGTGTCGAATGCCGATAACCACCGCAATCTGCGCCTCATGAGGACGAACAATAGCGGCGTCTGTGGTGTCCGCCATACGCCCTATGGGACGTTCTCGGCCACCATTTGGGAAAACTCAAAGATCATTCATCTCGGCTCCTTCAAAACGAAGGAGGAGGCAATCGCTGCGCGGAAGGCGGCAGAGCGCCAACTTGGCTATCACCCTAACCACGGGAGGGCTGCATGAGGCTCACCGGCTGCATAGCCTGCTCCATTGTCGCGTTCAATTGCGCGGAGAAGGCAGTTGGCTATCAGCCGCAGGAGCTTTTTGCCGCCGATGCCATCTGGATTTGGTGGGTGCCGGCGTTGTTCTGGATGATTGGTGGCCTTCGTATTTTGGCAGGAGAAGCAGCATGAACGCGCACTCAAAACCGCTTCGCGTGGTCGCACTAGATGGAATCTGGGAGCTTGACCAAAACACCGGCCATTACGAGCGCCTGGATATCTTCGAGGAAGAGGCCAGCTATCCCTTCCCCGGTCTGATCATCATCTCCCTCGCCCTTCTAAGCTGGGCAGTCATCGGGATAGCTGCCTATGCGGTGTGGAGGCTTTTCCTTTGACCGCAATCCACCCCGCGCACACTCCTCCGCATAACCCCAACCCATCAGGCTTGTTCCTGTTCCAAGGCGGGAGCGAAATTTGATCCGCATCGCGATTTCCGAAATGCCACCATCTGCAAATGCCATGCGCAAGTCGTTTGTGGATAAGTCCGGGAAATTGCGCTCGGTAAAGACTGAAACATATGCGGCTTGGAAAGAGGCGACGTCATGGGAGATCGCTGGCAAGAAGCTTGAATGCATCAGTGGCCCCTATCGCCTCTACATCGCCGTACAGCGCGATTGGAGAAGCAAGAGGGCTCGCGACATCGACAACATCATCAAGCCTGTTTCTGACGCCCTGGTGGCCGCTGGCGTCGTTTCAGATGACAGCCTCGCAGAAGAAGTAAACGCCAAGTGGGCGGACAATCTCGGCGGCCCTGCTGTCGTTGCCCTGATTTGCCCAGCCGAAGAAGCACTAGCCGCCTAGACATTCGATAGGGCGCCAAGCCCGCATTTGAGGGACTCATGGGAAAACGATCGGATTTTGCGCGCCGGCCTATGGATGCCTATGCGACACCGCGAGCTGCGATACTGCCATTGATTCCGCATTTGCGCGGTATTCAGACATACGCAGAGCCCTGCTGTGGCGGGATGGATCTTGTCAATCATCTTTGGGATCTTGGCATCACGTGCGTCTACGCGAATGACATCCAGTTTGGAGCGGACGCCCTAGATCTTACGCATCTGGATTGCGACGCGATCATCACGAATCCACCCTGGAGTCGGGAGATCCTGCATCCGATGATCAGGCATTTCCAAAGGCTGGCGCCAACCTGGCTGCTATTCGATGCTGATTGGGTCCACACCCGGCAGGCCGCGCCGTTCCTTGAGAACTGCAGCCACATTGTCTCGGTCGGCCGCGTCAAGTGGATAGCAGACTCCAAGCACACCGGCAAAGACAACGCCGCCTGGTATCGGTTCCATTCTCAACATCATGACGGGCCGCGCTTCATTGGCCCGATGGTCAAGGAGGCAGCATGACCGACTTTGAGCAGTTCTGGGAAGCTTACCCCAGGCGGATAGCAAAAGGCACAGCCCGCACCGCCTTCGAGAAGGCAATCCGCAAGACCGATCTAGCCACGATGCTTGCGGCCATTGCGGATTACATCCGCTTCAAGCCCGAGCGCATCGACTTCAAGCATCCGGCTACCTGGTTGAACGGGGAGTGCTGGTCCGATGAGTGGGCCAGTGTTCCACGGGAAACGGGCCGCCGCCGCACTTTCGCAGACGTAGCAATCGACAGGTTCACCAATGGATCAGCAGGCTTTCAAGGAACTGACGCGAATGCTGGAGTCGTTCCCTCAGACCAGCGGCAACCCGGATCTGACGGTGAGCGCCTACGAATTGGCGGTCCATGGCCTGTCTTCCCAAGCCATCATTGAGACGTGCCAGCGGTTTGTCTCTGGGTCCGTCGAAGGGCAGAGCATGGACTTCGCGCCGGCGCCACCACGCTTCGGACAAGAGGCCCGTCGCAGGCAGGAGGAAATGGGCCGCAAGCGCAGCCTGCCGCTGCCTCTATACTCCCCCGGCCCCAAAGCACCCTTCCAGGTTCGCCAGGAGAAGCGCAGGGCAGAATACGCAGACAGGCCGGTCATCGAGGCCAACGTGCCGCTGGATCGCTTCATTGCCCTGTCCAGAGCCAAGCAATTGCCGACAGGGGCAATCTGGGTCGCGACGATGGGAATTCTCGGGCCAGCGCATAGCGCAGAAAGGGCCGCGTGATGCTCATCGCTTATGCCGGCAAGCCGCCAGAAAAGCGTAGGTCAAATCTCGCCTACCGTCATTTCCTTCTCGGCCGGGACACGGCGGCAATAGCCTCGATGCTCCGCGTCACGGAGCCAACCGTTCTCAAGTGGATCACAACCGAGCGCTGCATACAGCGTTCGTTGCCGATCCCGTATCTGTCCAAGGAGTAGCACATGCAGGTGTTTGCGTATCGAGCAACAGAGAGAGGCATTCGGGAGCGCATGGCGGCAACCGTGGAAGACGAGCGGTCAAGACGACTGGCTGCGCAGCGGGCTGCCTATGAGGCTGAATTGGCGGAAAGAGAGCGCATTGAACTAATCCGTGCCGAAGCGGCTCAGCGCGCCAAGGCTTATGCACAGGAATTGCGTCTAGCCGGTTTCCGCTATCGTCCGACGGTGGCCGACATCGAGCGCAAGGCCATGAGGGTTTTCAGCGTCTCGAAGAAGGATCTTAACGGCAACCGCCGCTATCGCGAGATCGTCTTTGCTCGCCAGTTCGTCATGTATTGGGCCGTGAGGCTGACACCGCTTTCATTGCCTCAGATCGGCCGACTGATGGGTGATCGTGACCATACGACTGTGTTGCATGGCTCGGATTCCTATCCTGAGAAACGCGCGGCAATGGGCAGAAATCTGCGGAGGGTGAGATGAGCGATTCGTACCAAATTGTTGCTGTCTGTGGCGTTCTTTCGATTCTAGGTCTGATCCTTAGCGCGGCCATCGCCGGTATCGGCTTTGTTTGGGATAGCGACGGGACGATGAAGATTGCCGGATCTTTCGCGATTGTTTGCGGGGCTGTTTTGTTCGCGGCGATTGTACTGTCGTCTGGCCATAATTAGCGGAGACACCATGGGCAACGCCGCCTATACCCTTTCCGTCCGCCGCCTGGAAGATTTGGACATCGTTGACCGCATGTCCCCCAGCCTGCGCGCATGTGTCCATGAATTTGGTCTACCGATCGTCAGGATCATGACGAAGTTCGGCATCCGCGACCCTCGGCACATTCGAGAGATAGTGCGTGAATGCTGGCTTGGAGGCAGGCAGGCGGGGCAGAAGTCGGGAGCGTTCAATACGCTGGACGTAATCCTGGCACGCGGTCCCGTGTCCTCAATGCAGCTTCGACGCATCCTCGAAGAAAACAACATGGCCATCGTTCGCGCCGAACCAACGCGAGCGATGATCGAAGCCAGCATGGCAGAAGTCAGCGGGCACAACGTGCTCTGCACTCGCGAGGAAAAGCATCGGCGCCGGCTTCGAGCGGCAATTCGGGCAGAAATGATTTTGGCGGAGACACCATGACCAAGGCAGCAACAGTCATGACGTGGTGCGGTCGGAGCATGGCCGACATGTCCAAGCGCGAACTCCTCGAAGTGATCGAGCAATTGGTCAAAGCGCAACAGTCAGAACTCGAATACGTCCGGCAGTCGCGGGACAAATGGATGAAGGCGGCATTTGAGCAGGCGAGGGCAGCGGCATGACGTGGTACGCTATCAGAACATACCCTGGCGCGCAGCTCCCCCAACGCGAGTACGCTGTGGAAACCACCACGCTCGGTGCGGACGGTCGCCCGCGTGGCAAAGGCTACAGGATTGTTCCCAGCCTAGATCCGAACGTATCGGCAGTCGAGCGCGCGCTGTCTAACAACGGCTTCAAGCACTACATGCCAGTTGAGCGCCGGCTAGTCCGCGACCGCAAGAAGACTGACCTATGGAAGCCTCGCCGGTTCGCGCTCCTTCTCGGCTATGTGTTCGTTGAGGATGTCAGCGATTGGGTGACGCTGGAAGCCACGCCCGGAGTTGCGAGCACGGTTCGGTCGATGGGCAAGCCGATGCCAATTCCTGTGGGCGAAATCGCCCTTCTGCGGGAAATGGAAGCCGAGGCTGAGGCGAAACTACAGCGATTGATCGAGCAGCGTGAAGCCGCAGCAAGACGCCTTCCGCGCCGCAAGACAAACAGCCTGTTTCCCAAGGGTTCGTTGGTTGAAGTCACGAGAGGCCCGGCCGAAGAACGGCACGGCATTGTCACCGGCACGGATAGGGAAGGGCGGTTGCGCCTGCTCATCCAAAGCCTGGAAATGTCTGTCCCGATGGACGCGGTGAAGCTGGTGGCGTGATGGATGAACCGTTGGTAAAATTTACGATGATGACTGGCACAAAACGGCTGGAACCGGTCCAATATAGGATCGTGGAAATCGCGCCTAAGCAGGCGCCATGGTGGGCGTTTTGGCGCAAGCCCGACAGGCAGTTCGTGATCGACGGTGACTATGCAAGCCTCGGCCCTTTCAGCCGGGAAGGGGCGCAAAACGCGCTAGATCTCATTAGGCTTTATAGCCGTTAATAGCCTCTTGCCATGGAAATTAAATTCGCATATATTTTCGCGAGGTGATTTGCGGCGACGACTGGGACCAGTCCCGATTGCCACATGGCGGCGCTAAAAAAGCGATTCCGCTGCAAGCCCTTAACTCGTCCAAAAATTGCAAGGTTGTTGATGCGTCGATCCTGGCCGAAGGAGGATCAACTCCGTTTCCTGGAGTTGGCCCCTGAATATACCGGTGACGATTGCCTGACTTGGCCATATGGGACGGACAGCAAAGGGTACGGACGCATTTCTCTTGACGGGAAGGAGCGCATCGTATCTCGGTTAGTCTGCAAAGCCGCGCATGGTGAACCGCCGACGCCAAAGCATGAGGCCGCGCACTCCTGCGGTAAGGGACATCTAGCCTGCATCAACCCGCACCATCTGTCTTGGAAAACCCCAGCGCAAAACCGAGCGGATTGCATCGTTCACGGCACTCATATCCGAGGAAGTGACCATAAGGTCGCGAAACTGGACGCCGAGCGAGTGCGGACGATAAGATTGGAACTTTTGCGTGGCGTTCGACAAAAGGATCTCGCCAAACGGTTCGGGGTATCACGAGGAACCGTCAGCGATATCGCCAGCAGACGCCTATGGGGCTGGCTGGACGCAGCCTGATCATCGTCACATTTCACAGTTTGCAGGCCCCAGCTTCGCTGCAATCAGCATAGCTTACGGATTAAGCGCCGGACACTCGGCCGCCTGCAATCCACCCAGGAGAACAGATGCTCGACCTCCTCGCGAAGCTTACGGGCGGTCGCCCAATGAAACTGATCGGCTTCGAGTTCACCGATGTTGTGGTCAATAGGCCAGTCTTCAGTTGGCGCGACAGGATGGGTCGATGCTGGCTTGCTCATGGGCCGTGGTCGCTGTTTCGACTGTCCATAAGCCGCTGACATGCCAGAGCCACGGCAGATCACCGAGATAGCCGAGCGAGAAGCGGCGCTGTTCAAATCAGAGCAGGCCGCTCGATTCCTGGAATGCGCCATCAATCTCTGTGCTGAAAGCATGCCGATGGCTTCGGTGCTCAAGCTTCTGGAAGACCACGCCGAAATCATTCGGATGTACGAGTGATGCCGTTCTGGATCATCCCGACCGCCTGCATAATCGCTGCCTTGATCGTTGCGGCAATAAACGCGTCTGACGGCGGCGGCGACTTCGATTGGTGAGGATACTCGCATGGGCGTTGGCACGGTTGTCCTGATCGTTCTGGCCGTCATGGCCGGCTCAGTGCTGCTCATCAGCGGCTTGCTGTGGGCGCTCGAACTGCTCGCGAGCCAGTACAAAGACTGATGCGCAAGCCAGCCTATTACTGCCCAGAGTGCGAAGAGTGCGTCGGCTATGTGGGCCGGTTCTTTGCCTTCCTGTTCAACAAATTCCACCGTTGTAGGAGAAAGCACATGCCCGTGAATCTCGACAGCCTCGCCGCCAAGATGAACACCATTGCAACCGAAATGGCCGCCATGAAGGCAGAGCTTGCCAATGCCGCCTCTGTCCAGGCGCAGAATGATCAGCTCAAGGCTGAGCTGGCTACCGCTCAGGCATCGCTCGATGCCGCGAACGCCGCTGAAGCCGCCGCGCAGGGCCAGGTAACGCAGCTCGAAGCTCAGGCGGATGCAATCCTCGCCGACATTCCCCAGCCCGCTCCGGCCGCTGCACCGGCTGCCTGATCATGTTCTACGTTTTGCCGCACTTGGTGCGGTTGCGTCCTCAAGCAAATCAGTGTACGAAAAACTCTCCAAAATCACTTCTGCCTTCGCTCTCGGTCACGCTAGATCAAGTCCCCGAGAGACGCTGGCAACTCAAGAAAGGACCGGGCTCTCACCCCCGGTCCTTTTTGCGTTTACCAGGCGACGCGAAGAAATCATTAATCTAAGTCCGCGTCGCTGTACAGGAGGCACTTCAATGAGCGAAGATCCCAACGCCGCAGTCATCTCTGCCGCACAGACAGCCGCATCTGATGTTGGAACGGCTGTTTCAACCGCAGCATCATCCGTCGCCACTGCTGTCCAGGCAGATGCAGAACGCCTTGCGGTAAAGGATGAGGCGAAGGCGGAAAGCTGGATTCATCGCGAGGTTGTCGCGATCGAGGCCAGGATTGCCGCCCTGTTCGCCGAAGCCAAGGCGCTTCTCAAGGCTCATCTGTAGGCCGGTATGAGCGGGGAAGAGGGCAGCGGCTACCGCACGCATAACCCGCTGCGGAAACAGCTCAGGAGTGCTGTCTACAGCCCGCTGGATGGCAAATGGGTCTCACGGACCGGAACGATTGCCGATTTCCCATACGAGATCAATTTCGTTGCTGGCACCGCCAGGGGCGGAACGCAGCCCTACGGCAACAACAACAACGACGGTCGGTTTTTTCGCGACAGTGGCGTCTCTCAGGCGGCTTTCATTCCTGATGCGACCGGAGCCCTAGTCTCGACTGCTGCGGCCGGCATGCGCCGCTCCAACAAGGGCACGCCGTCGTTTGCCAATACGGGCATGGTCGGCCTGTGGAACCGTGATCTCACGAACGCCGTCTGGACCAAGACCAACATGACGGCCTCTAAGACGGCGACAGGCGCCGATGGGGCGGCCAACGCTGCCACCAGGCTGACAGCCACGGCAAACGCCGCCACCTGTACACAGGCCGTTACGGTTGCATCTTCGCAGCGTGTCTTCGAGCCTATGATCCGGCGCGTGTCCGGGACAGGCCAGGTCACGATCTCTATCGATGGCGTCGCCATCACCGACATCACAGCGTCGCTCACATCGTCCTACAAGCCGTTTATCTCGGCCGCGCTCGTCACCAACCCGACCTTCGCCATCAACATCGCCACGTCGGGCGATGCCATCGACGTAGACTTCGCCAACGCGCATGGTCAGGTCGGCGGCCTGGACATCGGTTACTATCATTTCGTCACGATCACATCGACATCTTTCGGGTCGCTCTTCCACGAGACGCCATGGGCGCTCAACACTGATGCCGGCCCGCTGTCCTCGATCATCAAGGGAGCCTATGCGGTCTATTGGCAGGGGTATAACTACGTTCCCAATGCCGGCGGGCTGTGGGTTTCGGATGGCGTCACCAGCGGCCAGTTAATTGCAGGCAACAACGTCACCCTCGCTGCTGGTGTCAACCTCAATACGACTGGTGGTGAGTGGCGCACAGGCGAAAATGTCAACAAGGTTGCAGCTTGGCTGGATGCTTCCGGCAACATGGCGCTCTGCGTTAACGGGGGCGCAGTCTACACGCGCTCGGGCGGTTCTCTTTCACCATCGGCAACCCACTTCGTGCTCTCTAACAATGGCGCTGCGACGCTGCCGCTCTGCGGCTGGACCGAACGTTTCGCCATCGGCGCCAACCTGACATTCACCGCTGCGCAAATGCAGGCAATGACGACTTAGGAATCCAGACATGGCCAGTCAGACATTCAGGCAGTCAGACACGCTCGCCGCGTCCGGCGCCAGTACACCGATTGTCATCAGTTCGGGATGGCTTCAGACCAATGGAACCTGGACTGGATCATTCAACCTCCAGACCGGGCCGAACGACGATGGCACTTGGTCGAACTTCACCGACGCTTCTGGCAACGTAATCACGTTCACCGGCAATGCCAATTGTCCGCTGAACAACGGCATCGCCATGAACATGCGGGTGAACTGGACGCGCACCACGGGCACCATCACCATCAATGTGACCGGCAATCGCTGATGTATGGCTGGCTTGTCCTGACGCAGATCCAGAAGGACGCCCTTGTAGCAATCGGGACCGCTCCCGATCTAGCGCCACGGCAAATTGTTACCTCCGAATTGGCTGGCAAATGGGCCAGTCCGGCAAGTCTCCTTGACGACCCAAAGTATGCGGAGTGGGCGCAAGGGCTTTCTTTCCTTCCGCTCCGCACCCTGAGCGCCACCGCGCTTTTCTCCTGAACCCTGAAACCCAGTCCTGAAGCACAGGCCCAACCGGCCTGCTCAACATCCATGTCGAAAGGAAAATTGAAATGGCCGGACTTTACACCGCTGGCGTCCAGACTGACAGCCTCATCACCGGTAGCGAGCACGTCGCGCTCGATACCTTCCTCCCGAGCGGCCAGAACCCGCAGACCGCCAAGCTCTCGCTCGTGCGTCTGGCGATGGCCGTCACCTACCTCTCCAACAACGCGAGCACGACCCCTGTAGCCGGCACCCGCTATTATGTCGATACCTCGGTCGGCACCGATGGCACGGTTGTCACCGGCATCCGCGCTCTGATCGGCGCTGCCGGCGGCACGGACAAGTTCATCTTCGAACTGCATGACTCGACCGGCGCTTTGGTGGCCACGACCGCTCTTGCCGGTGTCGTCGTCGGCTCCGCCAATACCTGGCAGGCAATCCCGTTCACCGCTCCCGTGACGGTCAATGCCGGCGTCTACTTCATCGTCGTCCAGTTGAACGGTGCGGTTGCTGCCAAGTTCGCCACCTACAACGCTCCGGTCACCCCGCTGCTCACTGGCTCGGCAACCGGCACGTTCGGCACCTCGGCCGCGATCACCCCGCCGACCACCTACACGGCCGGCGTTGGCCCTGTGGCGATGCTGTACTGAGGATGATGGATGAGCGCGCCTGTCGGCAACCAATTCTGGAAAGCCAGAAGCAGCCATGGGCGCGCTCCCATATTTTCCAGTCCTGATGATCTTTGGACGGCGTGTGCCGAGTATTTCGAATGGGTCGAAGCTAATCCGCTGTGGGAAGACAAGGTCACGTCCTTCCAGGGAGTGAACACTCACGAGCCGATAGCCAAGATGCGCGCCATGACCATTTCGGGTCTGTGCATCTTCCTGGACATCGATCGGGCAACTTGGGCTGACTACGGGAGGCGCGAAGGTTTTTCCGCCATCACAACGCGCGTAGAGGAAATTATCCGCACTCAGAAGTTTGCCGGGGCGGCTGCCGACCTTCTCAACCCTAACATCATCGCCCGAGACCTCGGCCTTGCCGACAAGTCGGAACTATCTGGGCCAAACGGCGATCCGATCAAAACTGATGTGAAGTTTGAGATCGTCCTCGTCCCATCAAAGGCATCGGACTAGCATTGGGCGACGTATCGCTTAAACGAGCAGAGTTTCCCGAGAAGCTCTCCGTCCTCTTCCAGCCGGCACCCTACAAAGTTCTGCATGGCGGACGCGGTGGCGCCAAGACGTGGGGCATCTGTCGCGCCCTATTGATCCTTGGGGCTCGGAAGGCGCTAACCATCCTGTGCGCCCGAGAGTTTCAGAACTCAATCGAAGATTCGGTCTACAAGAACCTGTGCCAGCAAATCCCGATCTTGGGGCTTGAGGGGCACTACGAGATCCAGGCCACCAAGATATTTGGTCGTCCGGGGACTACGGCAGAAGGGACTGAGTTTTCGTTCAGCGGCCTTCGTCGCAACGTCAAGAGTATCAAATCGAGGGAAGGCGTCGATATCCTCTTTGTGGAAGAGGCGGTCGATGTTTCCAAGACGACATGGGACACGGTTGTCCCGACATTCCGCAAAGACCCTCCTTACGGGCCTTTCGGTCAGGGTTCCGAAATCTGGATCAGTTTCAACCCTGAACTTGAGACCGACGAGACTTACGCTCGGTTCGTGAAGAACCCGCCGCCTGGAGCGGTGGTGGTTCCGATCAACTGGCGCGACAATCCGTGGTTTCCCGAGAAGCTTCGTATCCTTAAGGACACCGCGCGGGAAAACGACCCTGACGGTTATCTGAATATCTGGGAAGGTCACTGCCGCAACTCACTCGACGCAGCGGTTTATGCGAACGAGCTTAGGAAGGCCCAGGAAGAGGGCCGCATCTGTAATGTTCCGTATCGAGAAGGCATCCCGGTTAGCGTGTTCGCTGACCTTGGCTATGCCGACTTCACATCGCTCTGGTTCGTCCAGAAAGTCGGGATGAACGTTCACGTCATCGATTTCCACCAGGACCAGTTTCAATTCTGGCCACACTACCTGAAGCTGCTCCAGGAAAAGCGATACTACTACGACAAAATCTGGCTCCCGCATGACGGAAGTCACAAGGATATCAGTCAGGTAGAAGCAGACAAAACGGTTCTAGGTCAAACCAGAGCGGCTGGCCTGAAGGCCGTTACCGTTCCGAATGTGACCGTAGCGGATGGCATCAACGCGGTTCGCACGGTGTTCCCGTCGCTCTACTTCGATGAAAAGAAGTGTGGCGATGGGCTGAACCACATCAGGCGCTATCGCTACAAGATCAAGGATGCTGGAAGCGCCGAACAATCGCATTCGCGTGAGCCGGTCCACGATGACGCCAGCCACGCGGCTGATGCGCTCCGCTATCTCGCGGTAGGGTTCAAGGAAGGCGCCAAAGAGCGCAAATCCAAGCTGCCGCCGCCACGCACCTCATCAGTCTCGGGAATGTCGCAAGGTTGGATGAGCTGATGAGTAAAAAGACTGAAGACAGCGACATCCTCCAGGAAGCCAAGAAGCGCTTCCAAGCGTGCGAAGACTGGGAAGCCGACTTTCGCAAGCGCTTTGTCGAGGATCTGAAATTCGCCAACGCCGACCCTGAGAACGGCTGGCAGTGGGACCAGGTTCTCCAGCAGAACCGCACCGACAAGCGCAAGCCGTGCCTGACGATCAACAAGACGCGCCAGCACAACCTTCAGATCATCAACGATGCGAAGCAGAACAAGCCGGGCGTGAACATTCGTCCGGTTGGCGATGGCGCAACCTACGAAGCAGCTCAGGTGTTCGAGGGCGTTGTTCGCCATATCGAATATCAGTCCAACGCTGAGCAGGCTTACGATACCGCAACGACCTTCCAGGTTGAAGGCGGCATCGGCTATTGGCGCGTTATCACGGATTATGTCTCGCCTGACACATTCGATCAGGAAATCTATATCAGGCGCATCAAGAACCCGGATACGGTCTATCTCGATCCGGATATCTCGGAGGCGGATGGCTCGGACGCGCGCTTCGGTTTCATCTTCGAGGATATGAGCCGCGATAGGTTTGAGGCGGAATATCCTGACTTCAAGGGCGATGCCGATCTCGACGTGATCGGAAAGGGAGATTCCTGGTGCGCAAAGGACAGCGTTCGCATCGCTGAATATTATCGCCGGGAGCAGAAGGCGGACAAGCTCGTCGCCTTTGTCGATCCGATGACGCAGCAACAGGTCATCATCCGCAAGAGCGTGATGGATGACAACCAGAAGGCGATGTATGAACTGGTGAAGGCTGATCCGAGCACCAACGAGCGCAGCGTCCTCACGGACGAGGTGCAGTGGTTCAAGATCGCCGGCAACAAGATCATCGACCGTCGCGTCTGGCCTGGAAAATTTGTCCCCATCGTCCGCGTGATCGGCGAAGAAACCGTCATCGAAGGCAAGATGGACCGCAAGGGCCATACCCGCGCGCTAAAAGATGCGCAGCGCATGTACAACTACTGGCCGCTTAGTCTGGATACTCCAATCCCGACGCCGACCGGCTGGACCAAAATGGGCGATATCCAGGTTGGCGATGCCATTCTTGATGACGCCGGCAAGCCGACGCTCGTCAAGGGCATGAGCGACGTGTTTCTTGATCGGAAATGCTTCAAGGTCGTGTTTGATGATGGCTCGCATATCATTGCCGATGCCGAACATCCCTGGATTGTCGAGGAGCGCGGAAAGCGCAAGGCGGCTGGCCATGAATGGTCGAAGCGCAAACTGACGACAGAAGAGCTTATCCCGAATGCCCATTTCATCCAGACGGCTCTCCCGCTCGATCTGCCAGCGGTTGATCTTGTCGTTGACCCGTATGTCTTGGGCGTCTGGCTTGGTGATGGCCGCAGCGATGGTGGAGAAGTAACCGCATCGATTGAAGATGAGCCGGGCATGACCGCAGCACTCCGCGCCTGTGGCGTCGATGCCGGTCCTGCAAAGCCGTCTTCAACCGCGATGCGTATCCCGATTTATGGCCTTGTGGGCGATCTTCGCAAGGCGGGTGTGTTTGGCAACAAGCATATCCCGACTGGCTATCTACGCGCATCCTATGATCAGCGCCTTGCGCTTTTGCAGGGTTTGATGGACACGGACGGAAACGTCAACCGCGCGACTCTGCAATGCTCGTTCGATAACACCAATCCAGTCCTTATGGCTGGCGTGGTGGAATTGATCCGCTCGTTGGGCATCAAGGCCTTTGTCAAGAAGCTCGGCGGCAGGACGCATAAATTCCCTAGCGGGAAAACCTATGAATGTTCTCCGTCGGAGAGGGTGACTTTCTCGACCGATCTTCCTGTTTTCAGGATGGAACGGAAGGCCCTTATTTTGAATTGCGGGCGCAAGCAGCATCCCCGCCGCACGAAACGTCACGCCATTAGGGATGTGATTGAAGTTCCGTCGGTCCCGGTGCGTTGCGTGTCTATCGACAGCCCCTCGCATCTGTTCCTTGCTGGCCCCAGCATGGTCCCGACGCACAACACATCGGAAGGCACCGCTCAGGTCGCGCTTCAGACCCAGACGCCGTATATCGCTGCTGTGGAGGCCACCGAGGGATTGGAGACCTATTGGGCCAAGTCCAATCTCGATGACGCGGCCTATCTGCCTTACAACGCCTATGCGGAAGATGGGACGAGGACCATTCCTCCCCCGCAGCGCACGCAGCCGCCGCAGATGGCATCCGCCTACATCGACGGCATGCGCATTTGCGAAAACCAATTGATGATGGCCTCGGGCCAGTATCAGAGCCAGTTCGGCCAGAACGAGAATGCAACCTCCGGCAAGGCAATCAACGAGCGCCAGCGCCAGGGCGACAACGCCACCTATCACTACATCGACAATCTGGCGATCGGCATCAAATACACGGGCAAGATCCTCATCGACCTGATCCCGAAGATTTACGACACGCCGCGCGTCATCCGCATTCTTGCTAAGGATGGAACGGAAGGCGCCGTCCAGATCGATCCGAACGCGCGACAGGCTCACCAGCCGACGCAAGACCCCAACCAGGAGCCGGACGAAAACCAGACGGTTTCGGCCATCTTCAATCCGAACGTCGGCCGCTATGAGATCGAGAGCGACACCGGCCCAGGTTATGCCACCCGTAGGCAGGAAGCGTTCAATGCGATGACGCAGATTGCGGCGCAGGACAAGGGCTTCCTCGAAAAGGCTGGCGACCTGTACTGGAAGGCAGCCGATTTCCCGATGGCCGATGAGTTGGCCGAACGTTATGCGAATACAATCCCGGCTGCTGTGAAGGGCAAAGGACCGCCGCCAGAGGTTCAGCGGCTTCAGGGCCAGTTGCAGCAGGCGCAGGACGCCATTGCCAAGCTGACCCAGCAGTTGAACGACAAGGAGAAGGAAATCAACATCAAGGCCTTCGACTCCGAATCGAAGCGCATCACGGCGATTGGCAATTCCGGCCCGGCGATCACGCCAGACCAGATACAGCCGCTTATCCGCCAGACCTTGATTGAAATCCTCACAGGAGGGCCGCCAGAGGGCGGTCAGGGGCAGCAGATGCCGGCCGAACAGCCGCAAGCGCCTCAGCAGCCGCCTATGGGTCAGCCAATGCCAATGCAGCCGGGAATGCAGCAGTGACGGATTTGAAGGAACGAGTGGCGCGGGCTATTTGGGAACGGCGCCGGGCATTCTCCATGCTGGAATATGGGATCGAATTAGAGCCTTGGGGTGATGGGCGTATCCCTGAAGCAAATGGCGTGATTTTCGAGGCTATGGCTGCAATCGAGGCCGTAAAGCAATCCGACGAGATGCGTCAATTGAATGACGCACAAACCTTCATCAGCACTCCGGGCTTCTTCGCCTCCCGTGACGAAGATTATTCCTATGGCTGGCCGGAGATCGACGCATGAACATCAACATCCGCTCCGGTGACGTTCCGATTCTCATCCGCAAGACCGCCGAGGAAATCGCTGGCACCTTCTACGAGTTGTCCCGCACCGATCGTTTCCGGGCCGAGGCCGGCTCTCAGAAGCAGTTCATCCGCCGGCATTGGAAGGATCATCTCGGCAACGCGGTGCAGAGCCTTGCGGGACTTTTGGGCCAGCCTGGTTTCCCCGAGGATCAGAAGTTGCAGATCCACGATGCGATCCTTGAATTCCACGAGCGCGCCAAACCCGGCACGCCGAAGCTTTCCATGGGAAATTGGCAGTGATGATGTACCATCAATATATGGGCCTCAATGTTGCCCAGCTTCGGGCGGCGATCAATTTCATTTGCTCGCATCGCCGTCACTATTCTGACGCCGACAAACGTCTGGCGTTTTTGGCCTGTGAACTGTCGAGAGAGGTAGCCCGATGAGCAAGATCGCTTACAAGCCTGCCAAGAAGGACAAGGACGACAAGAAGCCCATGAAGGGCGGCAAGGGCTATTGCGGGAAGGCGAAGTGATGGCGACCCACTCCTATTCCCCGAAAGCCGCGGCCAAGGGCAAAGACATCGGTAAGCCCGGCAAGCAGTTCTCCAAGATCGAGAAATCTGCCGCTAAGGAATATGGCTCTAAGGCCGCTGGCGAAAAAGTTGCCGGCGCCGTGCTGTCCAAGCTTCGCGCGAAGAAGGGCAAGTAGCCCGACCGGAATCCCGACACGGCGGGTAACCGTGGCACGTACCGGCGCGTAACACCGGGCTCTCCAACATGGTGAACCATGGCTGACGAAGAACTGGACCCCACGCAGGGGGCGCCGGAAGGCGAAACTGTGGTCAATCCGGGTGATGAAGCGCCTGCACCGGAGCAGGAAACCGAAATAGAGCAGCCTGAAGGCGAAGCGGAACAGCCGGGAACCCCGGAGGAACCCGAAAAGCCCGAGGAGCAGCCAAAGCCGGAGAAGAAGAAGACCCCTTGGGAACTTCGCCGGATCAACGAAGAGACCAACAAGCGCCGCGAGGCTGAAAAGCGCCTTGCCGAGGCTGAGGCCGAACTGAAGCGTCTGCGCACTCCCAAGCCTGCTTCTACCGAAGAGCCAGAGCATCTCGATGTCGAGGCAATCCGCGCCCAGGAGCGTGACCGCATTCGCCTGGAGGAGGCCGGAAGGCTAGAAACCGAGCGCTTCAATGCCGCCTGTAACCAGGTCTACGAAAAGGGCGTTGCTGCGTTTGGCACGGATTTCGACAACGCCACGGCCACGCTGAGCCAGGCTCTTGGCGATGAGATGCAGAAGCGCCCTGAGTTCCTACAGGCAATAACCGAATTGGATAACGGCCATCAGGTCTATTACGAGTTGAGCCGCAATCCCGAAGAAGCCGAGCGCCTGCTGAGGATGTCTCCGGTCAAGATGGCACTGGAGATTGCCAAGATGAGTGCAAACGTTTCTAAGCCTGCCCCCAAGCCGATTTCGAAGGCTCCGGCTCCCGTCGCTCCTGTCGGCGGCACTGCCAAGCCCTCTGTGCGGTTGGAGGATGATCTTCCGATGGACCAGTGGGCGGACAAGTACCTCCGCGATCTGGCTAAGAAGGTCTAGATCTAAAGTGTAGGATGGGTGTCGTAAGTCCTAGGATCTAATTTGTCCGACCACTTACCCCAATACAGCGTGGCATAGATACCCTTGATAATTTCGTCCTGCATAAGGCCGCGAAATTCAGCGGTATCCCAATGTATAAATTCAGGGGGCGGGCTTTTCTTACTAATCTCCTCTATGATTTTGGATCTAGCGACATCCTCGTCCAAGTCCGCGTAACCGTGAACGTATAACGTACTCGACCTTCTAACGTTGAGGAATTGTTTCATTTAATGCTCCTTCTGAAGCATTGAATATACCACTATTCCGCAATGGAATCAATTAACTAAGCGACCGGAAGCTATAGTCCGGGTTCCTCGCCTACCGGGGCGTTAAGCCGGGTTCATGTCCCGTCAATCGCGGTCACGGGCACCGCATCACCGGCAGTTTGAAAGGCTGCCTCCCCTCAGCATTTGCCCGAAAGGACCGCCCCAATGGCTGGTAACACGATCCTCACGATCGACATGATCACCCGCGCCGCTGTTTCGCTCTTCAAGAACAGCAACATGTTCATCAAGAATCTGAACACACAATACGACGATAACTTCGCCATCGACGGCGCGAAGATCGGCGACTCCCTGCGTATCCGCCTGCCGAACGACTTCACCGTCCGTCACGGCGCCGCGCTGTCTGCTCAGGACACCTCGGAAAAGTTCACCTCGCTGAAGCTCCAGACGCAATCTGGTGTGGACGTTGCCTTCTCGACCGCCGAGCGCGCCCTGAAGATCGACGACTACTCCACCCGCGTTCTCATGCCCATGATGAACAACCTCGCTGGCGACATCGCGGCTGACATCATGAGCGGCGCTGACGGCGGCGTGTGCAACTACGTTTCGAACGTGGATGGCTCGAACAACGTCATCTCGCCGAACGCTGCAACGATCCTCCAGGCCCAGGCGTCGCTCAACGACAACTCGGCCCCGATGCAGCCCGGCCGCAAGCTGGTTGAAGATCCGTGGACGGAAGCCAACGTTGTGGCGACCCTCTCCGGTCTGTTCAACCCGTCGCAGGCCATTTCGGAGCAGTATCGCTCCGGCCAGATGAAGAATGCCCTTGGGTTTGACTTCTTCATGGACCAGACGGTCATCAAGCACACGACCGGCTCGTATGACTCGGCCGCCGCAACCTCCAGCGCCGGCCAGACCGGCTCGACCATCGCGGTGGGTGCCATCAACGGCACGCTGAACAAGGGCGACATCATCACCATCGACGGTGTGTATGGCGTCAACTACGTGTTCAAGAAGACCACCGGCAAGCTGCGCCAGTTCGTCGTGACGGCGAATGTGGCTTCGGGCGCGACCTCGATCCCGATCTACCCGGCCATTGTTCCCCCGAACGCCGGCCAGGCTGTGCAGTACCAGACGGTCACGGCGTCCCCGGCCAACTCGGCCGTCGTGCGCCTCGCCAGCAAGGCGTCGGAAACGTATCGCAAGAACCTTGCCTACGCTCCCGAGTCCGTCACGCTGGCCACCGCCGACCTGGTGCTACCGAAGGGCGTCCACGAGGCTGCCCGTCGCAACTACGACGGCATCTCGATGCGCATGATCACCGACTATGTGATCGGCACAGACCAGCTCGCGACGAGGCTTGATGTAATTTACGGCTACCTCTTCGTAAGACCGGAATGGTTGGTTATTGTGGCGGACAAAATTTAATATAGTTGTCCGTTCTAGGATTGTAATAATCCTATTTAAGCAGTACCATCCGGGGCTTAACAACCTCGGATGGTACATCATGGCTGGAAGTCGAACTAAGGATTTAACGGGTCAGGTCTTTGGGGATCTGACTGTCATTCAACAGGCAGAGAGCGTTGCGTCTGGGTCGGCGTGGTGGTGCAAATGCTCTTGCGGTCGCGTGGTTTCAGTCGCGCTGTCTAATCTCCGCAGAGGCCAAAGCAGATGCGGAGGGTGCGGACTAAGCCATGCACGGGTTGACCTAGTGGGGCGTCGATTTGGACGACTAGAGGTCAAGGAATTCAGCCACACCCATCGAACCAGACCATATTGGTATTGCGTTTGCGATTGTGGCTCTGACACGGTTGTGCTGGCCGGTTCTCTGGTGTCGGGAAATACTCAATCTTGCGGCTGTCTAGGCATCGAGCGCAGAACGCAAGCCGTAGTCACTCACGGCATGACCAAGCACCCTCTCTATGACGCTTGGGTCAACATGAAGCAGCGCTGCCAGAATGAGGCGCACAGGCACTACAGCCGCTACGGCGGGCGCGGCATACGAGTTTGCGAGCGGTGGGAATCGTTCCAGGCTTTCGCGGACGACATGCAGCCCACATGGGTTAAGGGCCTGACGCTCGAACGTGAGGACGTGAACGGCCATTATGAGCCGTCAAACTGCACCTGGGTCACGCGACAGCAGCAAGCCCAGAACAAGGAAAAGACCATCAAGGTTGAGCTAGACGGCCAGACGTACACGCTCCCTGAACTGGCAGAGAAATATTCGATCAATCAACACTCGCTTTGGAACCGCTGGAAAGTCGGCAAGCGCGGTTCGGACCTCGTGAAGCCGGTGCGAAAGAAGCGAGAATGAACCGCTACCCACTCCTTCGCTACCACAATCTGACCGGACAACAGCGGATCGTCCTGAGCGCTGAGGAAGAGGCTGAGCTAGGCCCAGAATGGGGCAACGCTCAGACCGATGTCCGTTATCCCACCAATCCCGCGCCGATCATCAAGACGCGCAAATCCCCGCCTATCTTCTCCATCGAAATCCCGGAAGCCAAATGACGCATCAGATGTATCCCATGGCGGTCTACTCGCCCGAGGGGCAGATGTTCATCGTCGAGAATGACGAAGAGCGCTCCGCCATAGTGGCTCAATGGGAAGTAGCGCCCGAGGCTGGCGACGCTGAAACGCCGGACGAAATCATCAAGCGCGGCCCTGGTCGCCCCCGGAAGAATCCATGACCACAGCGCTCGACCTCATCACCGGAGCCATGGACGATGCCGGCATTATCGGCGTTGGCCAGACTCCGTTGGCAGAGGACACCAACAAGGCCCTGACGCGCCTCAATGCGATGATCGCACAATGGTCGCGCCGTCGCTGGCTTGTCTATCATCTGGTTGACGTCGTGTTCACCGGGACAGGTGCGCTTTCCTATTCGATCGGGCCTGGCGGTGATATCAACGCCAATCGCCCGGACCGGATCGAGTCCGGCTATTTTCGCCAGCTTGCCGGCGTTCCCGGGAACAATGTCGATTATCCCCTGTACATTCTCCAGTCGCGTGAGGACTACAACCAGATCATCCTGAAGACCATGACCTCGGTCCCGGCCTATGTCTTCTACGATTCCGCCTTCCCGCTGGGCAACATCTACATCTGGCCGGTTCCGAACCAGACCTATGAGATGCACCTTTCGGTGAAGCCGGCACTGCAAAGCTTCCCGACGCTTGATACGGTGTTCAATCTCCCGCCCGAATACGAGGAGTGCATCCGGCTCAATCTGGCGGTGCGTCTTCGCGTGGCCTACCAGCTTGGCCCGGATGCTGGGCTGATTGGACTGGCCAAGGTTGCGCTGAACACGATCAAGAACACCAACGCGCAGATCCCGCTTCTGCAGATGCCCGGCGACCTCGTGCGTGGCGGCGGTACCTACAACATTTTTGCTGATAGCACGTACTAATGCGCGTTCCTCTCCTCGGCGGTGCATATCAAGCTAGGAACCTCATCGCTGGTGCGCAGCGCTGCGTCAATTTGTACCCAGAGCTCAACCCCGCTGAAGGCTCGCCGCCGGTCCCCGTCACGCACTATCTGACGCCCGGCCTTCGCCAAGTCTCCCAAGCGCCGATTGTAGGCCGCTACAGGGCACTTTATCGCGCGACCAATGGTGACCTGTATGCGGTCATCAACTCGTCGGTCTATTACATCAATGCCGATTATGTATGGACCCTTTTGGGATCGATCACCTTCGGCACCAACACCGTTAACCTCTCCGATAACGGCCTGGTCATTGTCATCGTTGACGGTACGGCGACAGGCTACGCCATCGATATGGCGACCCGAGCATTCGGGACGATCACCGACCCATCGTTCTATGGTGCAACCAGCGTCGATTATCTCGACACCTATTTCATCTTCAACCGCCCGAACACCGCACAGTTCTACATTTCCCTGTCGCTTGTGACCTTCAACATGCTGACGGGAACGCACGGAGCTATCTATCAGGGCTCCATCGTCAAGGGCGGGGCAGGATACACAGACGGCACCTATACGAATGTTCCCCTTGCCGGCGGAACGGGAACTGGAGCGACGGCAAACCTGACGGTATCTGGCGGCGTCATCACGGTGGCGACCATCAACAACGCCGGCACAGGCTACGCCAATAACGACACGCTCACTATCACTTCGACCACTCCGGGAACGCCCGGAGCCATCCAGTCTGGGTCGATCGCGACGGCTGGCTCCTCCTACACGAACGGCACCTATACCGCTGTTCCATTGACGGGGGGCACGGGCACGGGCGCGCAGGCGACCATCGTCATTTCCGGCGGCGTTGTGACCACGGTCACGATTACCGCCAGAGGGTCAGGGTACGTCAAGAACGACACGCTGTCTTGCGCGGCGTCGTCGGTTGGCGGCACCGGTTCCGGTTTCTCATGGCTCGTGACACTGGTCACCGGAGGCTTTGTCTACACCGTGGATTTTGTCCATGGCTACGCCTTCGACCCGCTCGATATCGCGGGGAAAACGGGCGCGGCCGACAATATCCAATGCCTCGCCGCAATCCATGGCGAGCTGTGGCTGGTCGGAGAACTGACATCCGAGATCTGGGCCAATACCGGGGCGGCAGATTTCACATTCGGGCGAATCCAGGGTGCGTTCATCAATCACGGCTGCGTCGCCCCATATTCTCTTTCGCAGCAGGACGTTTCTCTGTTCTGGCTGACTCAGGACAGGCAGGGCAATGCAATCGTGGCGATGAGTTCCGGCTATGCCGTCGAGCGCGTCTCCACCCATGCCATCGAACAGGAATTCCAGTCCTACTCCAAGATTGACGATGCGATCGGCTATTGCCACCAGATCGAGGGGCACGCCTTCTACATCCTGACCTTCCCGACCGCGAACAGGACATGGGCCTACGAACTTTCCACGAAACAGTGGCATGAGCGCGGTTCCCTGGACGGCAACGGCATCCTAAACCGTCACAGAGGAAACGCCTTCGCCTTCGCCTATGGCGAGGGTCATGTGGGCGATTTCCAGAACGGCGCGCTCTACGTCTTCGACCAGGATTATTATTTTGACGGCACGACCCCGATCCCGAGGATCAGGACGTTCCCGCACCTCGTCGGCGAAGACAGCAACCGCGTCGAATACATCCGTTTCGTGGCGGATATGGAAGTCGGTCAATCGCTTGGAACGACCCTTGATGACCCGCCGAAGATATCCCTTCGTTGGAGCGACAATCGAGGTGCAACATATGGCAACCCCGTTCTCAGGTCGATGGGAGCCACCGGTCAATACCTGATTTCGCCTCAGTGGCGAAAGCTTGGGATGGCTCGCGATCGCGTGTTTGAGATATCCTGGTCTGAGCCCGTTCGTACAGCTTTGAACGGCGCCTGGGTCGAAATCAGGAAATCGGCTTCCTGATGGCAACCGATAAATCGCAACCGGGCACGCCGATTGTTCCATCTTCCGGCGAGCCGATCGTCGTCAACGGGAGTTACGTCGCTCCGGTATGGATGCGGTTCTTCAATAACCTCGTCTCGACCGCAGGGGGATTGCCGGGGCAAGTCGGCGTCACGGTACAGCCATACGACCCGCAACTTTCATCGCTGATCCGGCAAAACAGCCAGAGCGCGAATTACACGCTCCAACTGACGGATATCGGCTACCAAATCTACCATCCATCAACGGACACCGCAGCCCGTACATGGACAATCCCGGCAAATTCGGCCGTGGCCTTTCCAATTGGCGCCCCTGTGACTTTTGTCAATGATACCGGTGCCGGCCCCATAACCATTGCGATCAACAGCGACACGCTTGTTCTTGCCGGCGTGGGGTCTACTGGCAGCAGGACACTCGCGGCCGATGGCAATGCGACGGCTCTCAAGATCGGCACAACCCGCTGGCAGATTAGCGGAAGCGGCCTGACATGAGTTCTGCCGGGCAGCAGGCGCTTTTGATGGCTGGCGCGTCTGCGGCGACACTCACATTCCAAGGAGCGACAAGTTTCCCCAGCACGGGGCAGACGGTAACGTTCACCGCCGTTCCGATCGGCGACGCGGCCAGTGGGCGATATGTCTTTGTGGCGATACCATACATCTTGGGCGGTAGCACAAACATCTCCATTGACTCGGTGACGATCGGCGGTGTTACCGCAACGATCCACGCGCAGATATTCGAGCCTCCGGAAGTCGCGGTTGGTGGAGTTGCATTGGTTTCGGCGCCTGTGCCCATGGGCACGACCGCCGATATCGTTGTGACGTGGCCAGCGTCCGCCGTTGTTCATGAGCCAGAAATAGCAGTTTATCGCGCGACCGGACTGCGGTCATTGACGCCAGTCGATATCAAGGCGCTCGCGCCAGTATCCACCACGGTCTCGGCGACCGTGAATGTCGTGAAGGGCGGCATAGTCATCGTCTGCTTCCACACCTACTCCAGTGGAGCGACTTCCAGAACAATGACCGGGTTGCCAACCGACTACACGGTCAACCCGACCTCTGGTCGCTTCTATTTGGGGGGCGGGGAACAAACCTCCGCCGATGGAACCGTAACCGCCGTCGTGAATAGCACCACGAGCCAGGTCTGGAGCGCGGTCATGGCGTCGTTTCGATAGGAACCTCATGAAGTATTTCCAGCATCTCGCGGCAGGCATCAACGTCACGCCGCTCCTCAATGCGTTGCAGCGCCAGCCCGAGCTTTGGAACCAGCATCCGATCAGGACGAAGCATCCTGGAACAGCTCATGCGGACGTGAGCGACATTTTGCTGAGATTTAATGACTACTCCGAATTCGAGCGCACTGGCGACCCGACCACGGTAACCGACGACAAGGAGTGCATCGCGTTTCCGGCTTGGGAGAAGCTACCGCAGATCAGGCCCATCATCTTCGATCTGATGCGCACGGTGGAAGCGACGAGGCTCGGTCGCGTCATCATCACGAAACTGCCGCCGGGCAAGACCATCACGCCCCATGTCGATGGCGGGGCGCCGGCAACCTACTATGAGCGATTCATGGTGGCCCTTCATTGTCTTCCCGGTGCGGTTTTCCACATCGGAGACGAAAGCGTCAATTTCCGTTCCGGGGATGTCTGGCACATCAACAACAAGGTCGAACATTCGGTGGTGAACAACAGCGCCGACGATCGCATTGTCTGCATTATCGATCTGAGGTGCGCATGATTTCCGCTCAGATCGAGGTGCTGGACGCCGAAACGCTCAACGAGGCCAAGCCGCTACTTCCGAACCATTATGATGAGCTTTCGGAGCACAAGCAGGCCGGCATCCCGCTCGATCCTCAGTTCGATCTCTATCTTGCTCGTTCTGCCGCCGGCCAGGTCATCTATGTGACGCTCAGGGAGCGCGGCGCGCTTATCGGGTATCTCGTGTCGTTCGTGGCACCTGGAATGCACTACCGAGGCTGCCTGACCTGTACGACGGACATTTTCTACGTCACGCCGGACCTTCGCGGCCTCCACGGCGGCGCGCTGCTCTTCGATGCGTGGAAGAAGGAATGCTCCCGGCGCGGCGTCAAGCTGATGCAGATCGGCATCAAGACGCGCCATGCGAAATATGCCGGCCCCCTGCTTGAGGCGGCGGGTTTCCAGGCCACGGAACTGATGTTCTGGCAATTTTTGGACAAGGAATAAAACCAATGGTTGCAACCGCCATCATCGGGAGCGCTGTGGTTGGTGCTGGCGCGTCTCTTGCGGGCGCCGATGCTCAGGCAAGCGCCACGAAGAATGCATCCGCCCAGCAGATGGCCATGTACCAGCAGACCCGCAAGGATTTGCAGCCCTACCAGCAGTTCGGTCAGGTCGGCGCCAATATGCTTCAGGGCCAGCTTCCAAGCCTCACTGCGCCGATCACAATGGACGAGGCGACGCTTCGCAATACGCCCGGTTACCAGTTCAATCTCAACCAGGGCTTGAAGTCAGTGCAGAACGGCGCGGCGGCGAGGGGGCTTGGCGTCTCCGGCGCAGCCATGAAGGGTGCGGCTTCCTACGCTACCGGTCTGGCGGATTCGACCTATCAGAATCAGTTCAATAACGCCAACACGAACACCACCAACGCCTACAACCGCCTGATGGGCGTCTCCCAGCTTGGTGAGAACGCGGCGGCCCAGACGGGGGCCTATGGCACGCAGACGGCACAGTCGATCGGTAACAACACCATCCAGGGTGGCAATGCCACGGCAGCGGGCTATCTGGGCGCGGCTAATGCGTTGACGAATGGCGTCAATTCGTATGCCCAATACTCAGCGCTGAAAAATGGTCTTTATAGCTAGGCCCGGCCGGAATCTGTGAAACTTGAGCGTAGGTTAGCGCAGCCATCTTGACCTCCTGACAGGTTGGGCTGGTTAGAGCGCGTCGTCGGCCGGCAAGCCTTCGGCGCGTTCGTTTTTATATCATTATCGCGGTCTAGCCGCAAAGGGTGAGCCAATGGCTGACGGAACCGTAAACACCGACATTTATCCCAAAGCCAACCCCATCAATCCGCTTGAGATTGCGGGGCAGGCGGCGCAGTACCGCAACCTCCTGATCCAAAATCAGCGCCAACAGGTTGGCCTCTCGCAGGACAAGATCAATCTCGCCCATCAGCAGTACGGCCAGCTTTCGCAGTTTCTTGGCTCGCTTGCTCAGGATCCGCGCATGGCCACCAATCAGGGGCCGGCGCTTCTTCACCAAGCCACACAGCAGGCCGTGCAGCAGGGATGGATTACGCCGGACATCGCTAATGTCGAATTGGCAAACATGCCGACCGATCCGACACAGATCCCTCAGTACCTCCAGAGCCTGAACACCCGCGTCCAGGATGCCGCCGGGCAGTTTGCAAAAATCTACGGCGAGCCGTCCACGATCAACAATGGCAATACGATTGTTCCGGTCACGGCAAGCCCGTTGACGGGCATCCGTCGCATCGGCGCGGATATCCCTGTCCAGACTTCGCCGTCCGAACGGCTGACGCTTGTCCCCGGTACGAATGCTCAGGGCCAGCCAACGGTTACGCCAGCCGGCGTCATTGCGCAGCAGGCCGGCATGAACCCGCTCACGGGCGTTCCCGCAACGGCCCCTAACCAGCCCGTCAATCAGCTTCAGCCATATCCACAGGGGCAGGCACCGGTTCCGGCTGCTCAGGGCGGTAGCGTTGTCACTGGCGTATCTCCGGGTGCGCTGGAGGCTAATAAGGCAACTGGTACGGCGAGCGGCCAGCAATTGGCGGCCGATACCGCCCAAGAGGCTAATTTCCAGTCGGATATCTTGCCTCTCCAGAAAGCCAGGGACGCACTTATTTCCTTGGGAACGACAGGCACTGGTCCGGGGACGGAGCAGATCAACGAAATCAAATCGTTTGCCCAATCCATGGGGCTGGGGACGCTCGCCGGCATCGACCCTGACAAGATCAAGAATTTCGACGAGGCCAAAAAATATCTGACGCAATACGCCTCGCAGGCCGGGAGCCCGAACACCAACGACAAACTGGCAGCGGCCTTCGCTGGAAATCCAAGTGTCGGCATTTCCAATGCGGCGTCGGTCGATGTGCTCAAAACCGCCATGTCGTTGCGCCGAATGCAGAATGCCAAAGTGCGCGCTTTCCAGGCTTCTGGAGAACAGCCGAGCGTCTACAACCAATGGGCCGCGAAATTCAATTCGAGCC